GTCAACCCACCCGAGAAGCCATCGATACCTTGGGTTCCCGCAGGTCCTGTTGCGCCCGTATTACTCGCCGTTCCTGCAGGTCCTGTGAATCCTGTTGGACCCGTAGCACCTGTGGGTCCTGTATTCCCTGTCGGTCCAGTGTTGCCTGTAACTCCTGTAGGACCTGTATTGCCAGTGGGTCCAGTATTGCCTGTCGGTCCTGTATTGCCTGTGACTCCTGTGGGTCCAGTATTCCCTGTCCAACCTGTCCAACCTGTAGGTCCAGTATTGCCTGTCACTCCTGTAGGCCCTGTATTACCTGTATACCCCGTCCATCCCGTAGGGCCACCGGGTAATCCCGCAACGCCTTGAAACCCTTGTGGACCTTGTAACCCAGTAGGACCTTGGATTCCTTGATCGCCCTTTACACCCTGTATCCCTTGAACACCTTGGGGTCCTGTCGACATACTTGTGTTTTCACCAGTTGAAAAATCACACAGGTTTTGCAGGCCAAACCACAGAGAGTATCTTTACAGAAAGACCATCTTCACTTAACTCTACGGTTTTAGTGATGTCTCGTAGAGCCTGTCTGTACTGAATCCAGTTCTCTCGAGCTTCGGGTGTTGAATGTGGAAAGTCGGGTAAAGCATACACATCACTTTTTTGAAGGAGGTCATTGCGAATGGAACGAATCATGTCGAGTGGAAAATACTCCATTTGGATGTTTAGTTCGATAAAAAGGACGAGTTGACACCCACTTGAGTTGTTTTAAAGCCCACGACTGGGGCGATGACCGCATATCCAGGTGTACCGACCACATCTGAAACACCGCGTCCGATTGGAGCCACATACTGTGCAGAGCTTGTGCCTCCTGGTGGTGCATATCCTAGAGCAGCTGAATACACACTTCCATCTTGGTGAAAGGCGTTCTCGATGATGTTTGCAACATACGAGACTCCGCCACTTCCGCCTTGAGCTCCACCTTGAATCAATCCTTGCACACCACTGACATATCCGATACCAGCATTTCCAGTAAGACTACCTCCACCATCTTGACCCGTACATCCAGGCCAGATGGAATTAATGATACTAACAAACGGCGTAGTATAGGCGGTTTGAGGAGATGCAATTGACACTCCACTGAAAATACCCGTGCTACCACTCACGGTGACGCCTCCATATCCTGCGTTAACATAACTCGGACTACTTCCTCCACCACCTGCGCACACAACACAGGAAGCTTGGGTTCGAGATGTAGATGTAAAAATACCCGCACAATCGCCTTTGCCTCCCACATACACATAGTAGGTCGTTCCAGGACTTACACTGATAATACCCGATACATGCGCACCTCCTCCTCCATACACAGTTGAATTGTTTCCTCGACCTCCGCCTCCCCACAAGAACACCTGTAGTTTTGTAACTCCTGTTGGAACGGTATAGGCTGTGGTTGAGCCAGTATAGGATACAGGACTACCACCCGCATTCGTCGCTGTATAGGTAATCTTTGCTGCAAGGTTGGTCGCAAAGGTATCCGTGCTGGATAAGGTCAAACTCGAATTCGCAATCGCAAGCTGAAGACTGGTTGCGTTACTTGGAATGGAGACTGGAAGACTGATTGGATGAAACGCGTCGAATCCACCCACTCCTAAACTCGGTCCAGACCGACTGATCGCATACGTTCCTTGTGCGGTTTGCGTATAGGGCACCAAGGTACTTCCATCGCTAAAATTCAATCCTGTTCCATCGACTTGAAGACCATAACTTAAGGTTTGATTCGCATAGAAGAAGGAATCGCAGAAAAGGTTGAAGAAGAATGATAGAATACCCGATTTGCCCTTCACATTGGTTGGAAGTGTAATCGAACGAACCACAGTAGGGGTTGCGTTTGCGATGGACACTGAGTTTTCAATAGCCGCAAGACTGTACGAAGCCAATTGCGTTGAAGTGATCACCAGTCCTACGGATGAACCTGTTGGACCGGTAGCACCCACAGTGGGAATGGTCGTGTTCACATACGAGATGGTCGAACCGTTGAACCCTAATGTCAATGAACTGGATGCTTGCGTGGTTGCGTAGATATTGAGTGTAAGGTCACCGCTGTAGGTTCGAGCAGGAATGGTTAAGTTGGATTTATACAGTTGCATTGGACTAGATTGATTGACGCTTGTGACCGTAGTACCTGTAGCCACTGTAGTTGAACCATCAACCACTTCAAAGTAGAAAGACGCAGGACTCGTCGACAGTCCTACTGTGGCATACAACACTAGACTCCACACTCCTGTGACAGAGGTTTTGAGTGGTAAGGACGAGGCTGCGACTGTGAAACTGGCTACCTTTGCATTAGTGGTTCCTGCCGGAATGGTAATTGTACTTGAGCTCAAACTTGGATTGAAGGTGGTCAATAAAGTTCCAGTGATGGGTGTACCCGCATAGGTGTTTGGGTCTAGTCCTGTAGGAAGTGCAATCTTGCGAATACGATGGCCAGCCTGCTCTGATACATATAAGTTTGAAGCTGAATCTACAGCAATTCCGTAAGGATTATTAAATGTAGCATTGGTTCCAACTCCATCTGTAGAACCTGCAGTGCCATTGCCTGCTAATGTTGTGACTACAGCTAATGGTGTGATTTTACGAATACGATTTGAGCCCAGGTCAGTTACATATAGATTTCCAGATGAATCGATTGTTAAATTATAAGGAAGACTGAATGTAGCGTTCGTTCCAGTTCCATCCGCAGAACCACCAGTAGAACTTCCTGCAAATGTTGTCACTACGCCTGCAGGTGTGATTTTACGAATTTCATTACCATAGGAAACAACATACAAGTTTCCAGAAGAATCCAATGTGACTCCAACTGGATGTTGAAAAGTAGCATTCGTTCCAGTTCCATTTGAAGCTCCTTGTGAACCATTACCTGCAATGGTTGTGACTACGCCTGAAGGAGTGATTTTACGAAAACGGTAAGTGTATGAATCGGCTACGTAGACATTTCCTGATGAATCCACTGTGAGTTGAATAGGTTGATTAAACTGTGCGTTGCTTCCAGTTCCATCCGCAAATCCTTGTGAACCTCCTGCAAGTGTTGTGACTACACCTAAAGGACTGATTTTACGAATGCGATGGTTTAGACGGTCTGATACATACAAAGTTCCAGAAGAATCTATTGCGACTCCAGAAGGTTGATAAAACTGTGCATTGGTTCCAGTTGCATCTGTAGTTCCAGCAGTTGCACTACCTGCAATCGTTGTGACTACTCCTAATGGTGTGATTTTACGAACACGATGATTTGACCAATCTGCAACATAGACATTTCCTGATGAATCCACTGCAATTCCGGCATTGTTATTAAACTGTGCATTAGTACCGGTTCCATTCGCAAATCCTTGTGAACTTCCAGCAAATGTAGTAACAGTTGCGTCTGTTACAATTGCTTGTGTCCTATAATCCATCTGCAACGTCAACCCACCTGAGAACCCATCGATACCCTGGAGTCCTGTTGGACCTGTATTACCCGTATTACCGGTATTACCCGTTGGGCCAGTATTACCCGTTGGGCCAGTATTACCCGTTGGACCTGTATTTCCTGTTGGGCCTGTATTACCTGTGGGGCCAGTCACTCCCATGCTTGGGATAGTCGTGTTCACATACGAGATGGTTGAGCCGTTGAATCCCAAAGTCAATGAGCTAGAGGCTTGTGTGGTTGCGTAAATATTCAAAGTTAGATCATTGCTGTAAGTTCGAGCGGGTATCGACAGATTGGATTTATAGAGTTGCATTGGACTGGACTGATTCACACTGGTTGTGGTTGTACCTGTAGCGACCGTAGTTGAGCCATCGACAACCTCGAAGTAGAAGGATGCAGGACTTGTGGATAACCCTACTGTAGCATACAGTACTAAGCTCCACACTCCCGTCACAGAGGTTTTGAGTGGAAGGGATGATGCGGGTAGAGTGAATCTAGCCACATTTGCATTGGTTGTGGAAGCAGGGATTGTGATGGTGCTTGAACTTAATGCAGGGTTGAAGGTGGTCAAGAGTGTTCCTGTGAAGGTTGTGCCTGTATAGATGTTTGGATCTGCTCCTGAAGGAAGTACGATTTTACGGATTCGGTGGTTGTCTTTATCGGATACATACAAATTCCCAGACAAATCAATTGCAATACCCCAAGGATACTTAAAACTCGCATTCGTTCCAGTTCCATCCGCATATCCTAATGAACTACCTGCCACAGTTGTGACTACACCTGCGGATGTGATTTTGCGGATACGATGGTTATTAAAATCGGTAACATATAAAGTTCCACTTGAATCTACCGAAAGACATGTAATAAAGTTGAAAGTCGCATTGGTTCCTGTTCCATCTAGGTTTCCTGTTCCACCTCCTCCTGCGAGTGTAGTCATCACACCTGCTTGTGTGATTTTAACAATGCTATTATCAGGACCTGTCGAATATACGTTACCCGATGAATCAATTGTAAGTCCATAACCACCAAGTCCTGATACAAATGTTGTGACTACAGCCGATGGAGTGATTTTCCGAATGCGATTATTGAACAAATCACCGACATACAAGTTTCCAGATGAATCTATTGTCATTGCCATAGGATACCAAAACTGTGCATTCGTTCCAGTTCCATTGCCACTTCCTTGACCACCACCTGCAAAGGTTGTAACTACACCCTCAGGTGTGACTTTACGAATACGATTATTAGCAGCATCTCCTATGTACAGATTTCCAGCTGAATCCACTGCGCTTGATACAGCTTCATTGAAACCACTATTTGCAAGGGTTGTCACTACACCCGAAGGTGTGATTTTACGGATGGTGGTGCTATTTAGTACATACATATTTCCAGATGAATCGAATGACAACCCATAAGGAGAACTAAAACTCGCATTCGTTCCAGTTCCATTCGTGGATCCTTGTGTTCCACTCCCTGCAAACGTTGTCACTACACCTTCAGATGCTGGTATCTGTGTCGTGTAACTCAACTGTAGTGTTAACCCACCCGAGAACCCATCGATACCTTGTAATCCCGTAGGTCCTGTTACACCTTGAATACCTTGAATTCCCTGTACACCTTGAGGTCCAGTGTTACCCTGAACACCCTGTAATCCCTGTACGCCTTGAGGACCTATATTACCCTGAACTCCTTGACGACCCTCGATACCCTGTACACCTTGAGGGCCCTGATCACCCGTTGGACCATCACGACCAATATATCCCGCTACACCTGTAGGACCGGTCCATCCCGTAGGACCTCCTGGTAATCCTGCTACACCTTGCGGACCTATAACTCCTTGAGGACCTGTAGGACCGATGTCTCCTTTGCTTCCAGATACACCCTGGATACCTCGCATGCCTTGGATGCCCGTAGGTCCAGTCACACCCTGGATACCTCGTACACCTTGAATACCTTGAAGACCCTGCGGTCCAGTTGACATGCTTATGTTTTCACGAGTTGAAAAATTGAACTATCTTACAGCATGCCAGAGAGCGACAACGCAGGGGGTGGTAGTCCGTTATAGGATTCTAGTTTAGTGAAGACAGCCACACCATAGAATATTTTGAATGTTTGTATCTCGAGTTTCCTTGCTTGAGGAGTCGGTGCTACGTCATTCAAGTAGCCAAAAAGAGTGACTGGGCTTCCATTGATTGTCATTGCATTGACATAGTGAGGAGTGGACGATTGAACGATTAACAAGGTTAACTCGTAGAGCTC